GAGAAAGAAGTTTTAAAGAATGAGATAAACAAAAAAATATTAGACTATGAGCAAAACATACAAAAACAGGTTACAAGACGTTGGGAAGCAGATATGCAAGGTAATTGGTTATCTAAATCTATACGACCTCTTAGCTTGGCTTTTTTGCTTGTTGTATTGTCTATATTTACTCTCGTTGATTTTAGCTTCGTTGAGCTTGATATAAAAGATTCTTGGATTGATCTTTGGCAAATGTTAGCTATTACTGCTTTTGGTGCATATTTTGGTGGTAGATCTTATGAAAAGATAAAAAAGTAACATCTTTTTTGATATATTTGTAAAATACTATAGTATCTTGTTTAGTTTTAGTTTTGAGTGGGGTGTTTTTTTTAAGCATCCCACTTGTTTTTTTATGTTTTTTTTTGTATACTTGTAAAAACCATAGATGAAACAGTACAGACCTAGACTTTCTAAATGGGAGTACGAACTAATCAATAAACATAGAAATAACGTTGGTGTTGGTATTATTGGTGATACTCATGAACCATTCTGTCACCCTGAATACAGAAATTTTGTTTATGATGTTTTCGATAGATTTCAAGTTAAAGATATTATACACATAGGTGATGAGGTTGATAATGCAGCTTTATCATATCATGAATCTATGGTTGAAATGCCAAATGCTGAAAGTGAAGCAGAACAGGCACAAAAAGCTATGGAGCAATGGTATAAAACATTTCCTGATGTAAAAGTTTGTGTTGGCAATCATTCAGCTTTACCTTTTAGACAAGCTACAACTGCAGGTATACCAAAACGTTTCTTAAAATCCTACGAAGAAATATGGAATGCACCAAAAGGTTGGAGGTGGGATTTACAATGGGAAATAGATGGTGTGCTTTATGAACATGGCACAGGTAGTAGTGGTGCTATGGCACATAAAAATAGAGCTATTGCAAACAGGCAATCTACTGTTATCGGTCACTGTCACTCGTTTGGTGGTGTAAATTATATGGCATCTAGGAATGATTTGATCTTTGGCATGAACGTAGGATGTGGCATAGATGTAGATGCTATGGCTTTTTCTTATGGTAAAAACTTTCCTAAAAAACCAACTCTTGGTTGTGGTATTGTTTTAGATGGTGGTAAAACTGCAATCTTTGTTCCTATGGATCTTGGATCTAAAATAATACAAAAATCTCTTATCTAGTAAATAAACTTTTTTTACAAAAAGTAAATAATTTTGTTGTAAGTTAAAATATTTTTACTACATTTGTCGTAACTAAATATTATAACTATAACATTATGAAAAAATTAAAAGTAAAAACTCTGAAGCATGGTGATGTAAAATATTACCTTAGCAACAGAAAAAAGATTATAACTGATCTTTTGAATATTGAAGAACAAAAACAAGTCAAGCACTTAAATTCTAAAGAAGAAGATAAATCAATATATTGTCAAGGTAAAATAGAAGCATTTAATCAAGCATTAAATCTACTTGCTGATTTTGAAAAATATATAGAAAGATACACTTGTAGAGAAGTGCAAGAATTGAACAATAGTAATCTTAATAAAATTTTATAAAATGAGTGAAATTAAAACAGAAACAAGAAAAGAATCATTAGGTAGATTATTTACTGCTAATGGTTTAGTAAAAGAAGATGTATACAAAGATAAAAGAGGATTTGTTATTATTACTAGGTCAGGTATAGATAAAATAATCAGCAATCGTGGCATAAAGTTAGAATATGAAACAATAGTTATGCAAAAGGATTGGGTTGTTTTAAAATGCAAAGCACAAATGGTAAAAGGCAATGATGTAGGTATGACTATTGTAGAATCTTTTGGTGAGTCATCACAAGAAAATACAATGGGTTTAGCAGCTAAGTTTCCTGTTGCTATGGCAGAAAAACGAGCTAAGTCAAGAGCAGTATTGATGCTTACAGGATTTTATGAGCAAGGTGTATTTGGTCAAGATGAAATGATTGATGAGTAATCAAGATTGGATTGATGATATTCTTAGCGATGAACCTATCAGTAACACGCAGATAGCAGTTATTGAGGGTTTGCTAACAAGTGTTCCTTATGAACCTGACGTAATTAGTGATATCGAAAGTGGTATGTTACACCTAACATATCAAGAAGCATATGAACTTATAGGTAAATTAAAGGAGGATTACATATCCAAAGATCCAAGAGATCAATACAATAAAATGTTTAAATATGGCAATTAGAAAACACGCAATGACTAAAGAGGGTGCTATTGTTGCAATCACTAGAAAGCAATTGAAAGATATGGGTAAAAAAACCGACATACAGAAAAAGTTTGTAGAACTTTATATGCTAGAGGATGATAAAAGAATAGCAGAAACTTATAAAGTAGAATTTGGAGTAGAATTAGTAATAGTAAAATAAATATATTATGAAAAGTAAAAATGAATTTGCAGAATTTATTCGCATAACAGGTATGACAAAAAGAAGGTTTAGCGAGATAACACAACTTACTAGACCAACAGTAGATAAATACATGACCAATCCAACCATGTTGAGATTGAAACATCTTACACTTTTAGCACAATCCAATGAGTTAAAAGATATAGAAATGAATGAGTTTGAATTGTTAGACATGATATCAAATGTTAAATAGTCAAGAGAGAAGAGAAGCATTACAGAAAGCAGTTTGTTCCATTTATAAAATAAACGAAGAAATGCTTTTTAGTCACAGGAGAAATGCTAATATTGTAGGTGCAAGACGTATGGTGTTGTATTTTTTAAGAAAGCATTATGCAGAAAGTTACATGAGTATTGCTAAATTATTTTCTATGAATCATGCAACTGCAATTCACCATTATAAACAAATGGAGAATTATTTAAGTTATAATAAAGAAGATATAATAAACTACATAAAAGTTAGAGATTATGTCTTTGAACAAAACAGTGAAGTAACACTTAAAGAGGAACTCGATATACTACTAACTGAGAAAGAGTTATTAGAAGATCGTGTTACACAAATTAAAAATGAATTAAATATATTAAATGATGGAAATTAACGGAAAGCTAGAAGCTAAATTTGAAACTAAAGAATTCAAGAGTGGATTTAAGAAAAGAGAGTTTGTTGTTAACACAGGAGGAGAATATCCTCAATCCATAAAGATGGAGGTTGTAAAAGACAACATAGACAAACTAGACACTATACCTGTAGGCACAGATGTTACCTGTAAGATAGACATAAGAGGTAGATTGTACGAAGGCAATTATTACAACAATATTCTTGCTTGGGCAATAAACAAAGGTGCATCAAAAGATGCTAAGGTTGAAACTGTTGAAGATGATGGTTTACCATTTTAACTTGAAATATCTAATTAAAATGTTTGATTGTGTTATAGAGGAGTAATCCTCTAGCACAATCACAGTTATGAAGTTTGAAACTAAAAAAGATAGAGAAAGACAAAAGAAGGCTTGTGATAAATTTTGCAGTGTATTTGACTTATTATCTATTGACAAAGGTGAATATTCTAAAGTAGATTATGATCTTAATAACAAAAATGGTTACTTCATAGGTTCATTGGAGGTAAAGGGTTGTCCTGATAGAAAGATTGAGGATTCTTTAACTTGTCAAGTTGCAATGAGAAAGTTGATAGATTTACAAAAATATCAAAACCAAACTAAAAAACCTGCAGCTATTTGTTGGGCATTTGAAGATGGCATCGTGTATGAAAGAATAGAAAACCTCTTTGGAACTTTCAGAATGGGTGGCAGAAAACCAAGAGCAGGATCACATCATGATATCGAGTTGATGGTATCTGTAGAAATAAAAAACTTAACTAAATATTATTACTAAACTATGGCTAAAAGAATGACAGACACTGATAAGTGGAAAAAAAGATTTGTAAGAGAGTTATCACCACAACATAAGTTACTTTGGTTTTATATACTTGATGACTGCAACCACGCAGGAATATGGGAAGTAGATATAGAGGTAGCATCAATAAGAGTTGGATATGAGCTCGTTTATGATATGCTGCCAAAAGAGTTTCTTGACAAAGTTGTTATATTTGATAATGGAGATAAGTGGTTTATACCTGACTTCATTGACTTTCAATATGGCGAACTAAATCCAAACTCTAATGTTCACAAATCAGTAATACAGTTATTGGAAAGATATAACCTTGAAGGGTATGTGAAGGGTTTACAAACCCTACCTAATACCGTACAAGATAAAGATAAGGTTATAGTTAAAGATAAAGCTAAGTCAAAAAGGTTTGTCAAGCCAACTTTAAATGATTTAGAACATTACTGCATTGAAAGAAACAATAAGGTTGATATTCAAAAGTTCTTTAATTATTATGAAAGTAATGGTTGGAAGGTGGGCAAGAATCCAATGAAAGATTGGAGAGCTGCAGTAAGAACTTGGGAAAAGAATACCAAAGAGGAAACAAAAAGCAAAGTAGAACAGTCTCTTAATACTTGGCAAGAGGCAAGACAAATGATTAACAATGGATAAGACTAGGCAGATATGGTATAGATTTAGCAATGATATAGAGCAGTTAAATGTTGATTGTGTTGATTTACTTAGCAAGTGTTATATGATGTTAGGTCAAAGGCCTGACACCCAACAGGTTGTTATGATGGCTAAGTTCTTAGTAGATGACTTATCAAGGTACTATGGCTCTATGGAAATGGATGAGGTTTCATTTGCATTTGAACAGGGTATTAGAAACTCGGAGCACGGTGGCTTCATCAATGTTCGTAATTGGAACATATGGCTTAAGGAATATAAATCGAAAGCACAACTAAATAGACAACAAAAATTACTAACCGATTATCAAAAGCATCAAAGAAATCAAAAGCTTATTGATGCTACGATAACTAAAGCAAAAAGAATAGATGACACAAAAAGATAAAGTATTAAGACACCTTGAGCACTATGGTACTATAACACCATTAGATGCCTTTAGAGATTATGCAATAATGAGATTAAGTGCAATCATATTTAATCTTAGAGACGAGGGCTACAACATCAAGTCTGACACAGAAAAAAGCACAAATAGATTTGGTGAGCCCTGTAAATATGCTAGATACACATTACAAAGACAATATCAACAGGCACAATTATTTTAATTTTTATGTAAAAAAGTTTGGTAGTTACGAAATTATTTCGTATCTTTGTACTATTATTAATCCCAAAACAATAAAAAATGAGTACACTAACGGATTTTATACCTATCGCAACATCAAAAGAAACTAATAGGCTGATGAAAATTATTAGAAAAAATGAAATGCGAAAAGGTAGATGGACAGATGCTCAAGAAAAAGCTTATCAAAAGAGATTAAAAAAACAAACCCTAAAACACTAATATATGACAGACACTTATTTGTCCTTACTCAAGGACACCCTTTCAATTCAGACTACATCAGGCAAAGAAGACAAGATGATTGCTTACATCAAGCAGTTTGTTTCTAAGTATGTTCCTGATGCAGTAGTAAAAGTAAAAAACAAAAATGTATATGTAACCAAAGGACAGGCAGACTACTACCCTTGTATCGTTGCACACACAGATACAGTACACGATATGTATCAAGACTTCGGTATATACAACAGAGATGGCGTTTTGTTTGCTTTCAGCAATGATGTAGAGCAGCAGGTCGGTATCGGTGGTGATGACAAGGTTGGTGTATGGATTGGTTTACAGATGCTTCTTGACAAAGATGTTGTCAAGTGTGCTTTCTTTCATAGCGAAGAAGTTGGTTGCATTGGCAGCTCTGCTGCAGATATGTCTTTCTTCAAAGATGTTGGCTATTGCTTTCAATCAGACCGTAGAGGTAATCGTGACTTTGTCAGAGACATCTATGGCGTACAACTATTCAGCGAGGACTTCTCTCTTGCTATATCCAAGACACTTCGTACACACGGCTACAAAGAAACATCAGGTGCATTGACAGATGTGTATCAGCTCAAGCTCAATGGCTTAGAGGTATGTGTTGCTAATATGTCTAGTGGCTACTATGCACCACACACAGAAAAAGAAGTTGTTGATGTTGCAGATGCTATCAACTGCTTTGACCTTATATCAAATCTCATTGATGTTCTTGGTTGCAACCTGTACCAACACAAAGCAAAAAGAAAAAACATATCATTCAAGAAAAAGAAAAGAAAGTATAATTGGGACTATGACTTCAACTACGAGCCAAGCTATTGGTATGATGATTTAGATGATATGGATGCTTGGAATGAATCCTTTGGCGTTAAAAAAAAAGAAAAAGAAGAAGACATAGGCGACTTACAAATCATAGGTAGCTGTGAGTATTGTTTAGATGAGGTCTATGGCTCTAACGACATTGGAGAGGACTATGGGTATTGCAATGGATGTGATTGCCTTGTAAGTAGGGATATGATACAATCTTACGACTAATGGAAACTATCCTTATAATTTTCTTGTCTATTATTACTTTATACCTTATATTTCAGCACAGATGTATTGTTGCAGAGGTCAATGACTTACATTATCAGATAGATGAATTGAAGTCAGCATCTCTGTATAATGCAGAAAGAATTAGAAAGCTTGAAATCGAAGGACATAAAAGTAAGGTTAACAGAAGAAAACATACAGATAAGTATAGTAGAATACTTAAAGCTACAATATCCAAATCTGTTGTTTACTGCAACAATGGGTGGTCAGTTTCAAAGACACTATTCACAAAGGTTAAAAGCAAAGCGTACAGGATATTTGAAGGGGGTATCAGACCTTCTTATATTCGAGCCAAGAGGTGGTTACTATGGTTTGTTTATAGAACTGAAACGAGACAGAAAGTGTTATCCTACTGCAGAACAAAAGCAATTTATATCAAGGGCTTCGGACAGGGGGTACTACGCTACCTGTGCAAAAGGTTTCAGCGAGTGCAAAGAACTGATTGATAAATACTTAAACGAAGAACTATGAGTAAAAGTAAATACTACTATGACTACACACGCAACTGCTCCTGTGGGGGTGCTTGTCTGTGCAGAAGAATAGATAATGATAACCCTGATATTCCTGATTACTACAAAGGTAAGAACGGATATATGGCTAAAGATGTAGTAGCTAACTTTGATTTGTCTTACAACTGTGGAACTGCTACAACTTACATTTTAAGAAGTAAGAACAAGCACAATGATGGGGGGATAGAGGACTTGAAGAAAGCCATTGCACATTTAAAGTTTGAACTAGAAATATTAGAAAATGAGTGTTAATCCATTTGAAAGAAAAGATAGTAGGGGTGGTGGCTTTGCAAAGCGTAAGTTTACTTTGCAAGAAGCAGAAGAAATAAGATGTGAATATGACGAGGGGGGCATCTCTCAAAACCAACTTGCTAGAAAGTATAATGTGTCTCAGCCCATAATAAATATGATACTGAGAAAGAAAACATATATAAAATAATTTGCACAGTTGTAAATAATTTTGTATCTTTGTAAAAGATTTATACGGTGAGGGGGGGGTACTCC